AGAACTCTGTTCCTGTTTGTGTGTCGATTGCGTTTAAGTTAAAGTTAACTGTTAAGTCTCCTTCACCTCTTGTAGTATTTAATTCTTCATTTGATATTACTTCACCTGCTCTGCCTGGCAAGAATAGTTCTGGCCCTCTTTCACCCACTACGATTGGCTTTCTTCCAGATGCAACGTTACCACCATTTGCAAAGAAGCCTCCTAATAACATACCAATACCACCAAGTATACCAAGACCTCCCATCCCTGCCATACCAAGACCACCTAATGCAGAGAATGACATCTTAGCCATTTGTTGTTGGATAAATGTTTGTATCATAGTTTGAATGATTGTTCTTAGAACAGATAAAGCAATATCTTGTAACGCTGTAAAGCCATCTTTTAGACCAAAGATAACATCTGTAAATGTAGATGCTATTGATCCAGACATTGCTTTGAAGGCATCTTCTATTTTATCAACCATTGTTGGTGTGCCTTTTAGTTGCTCTTGTAATACTCTAGTTGCTTCATTATAAACATCTAAATCAACTTTACCTAACTTGTATTGTTCATTCAGATGTTCTAAAGCCTTAGCCGCGTGTCTTTGCGGCAACACAGTTGATTTTGCTCCATCAACTATACCTTTGAAATACTTTTGAAACTCTGTTGGTTCTGGTGCCTCAGGTGTTACTGTATCTTTTCCACCTGCTTTTGTTCCTGCACCAATCATCTCCATCATCTTAGCAACTTTGTCTAAACTAAAGCCAGGTGTTCCTGCTTTTGCTAATATCTCTTTTGGTGCCATCATTCTGAAAGTATCTTCTGCAACTGCGGCATCGGCACGGTCACTTAAGTCTTTCATAAACTTATCGAACCCACTTAGTTCTTTTGTTGTTTCTTTTATCTCATCTTTTGTTTCTTTAGTAATGTCTTTTACTCTTGACATTGCCTCTGCAAACTGGTCTATGTTTAATCTACCAGCATCTAATTCTTCTCTTAAAACTTTAACTGCCATTTGCTTGTGCATATCTTCACGCACACTTGCTTTTGACGTTTCAATCAAGTCGTGCATAAACTGGTCAAACATACTTACAGAACGTGTTGCTTCTTCTCTAACTGCGTTTGACTCTGTTTGTGATTCTTTTATTCCGGTGATTGCTTGTATTTGTTTTTCTAATTCTTCTCTTAAAACTTTCTCACTTATACCAAACTTACGTGCAATCTCATCTGCAATCTGTAATGTAGATTGTAATGATTTTAAGTTCTTATCGTTCTGGATAATCCCTTCGATTACTCTTGTTGATATTGAAGTTTGTGTGTTAAGTGAGTTGTTTAACTTATCATTTGAATCTTTTGCATTGTCTATAGCAGGGATAAGGTCAGTCTTATGTGCGTTTGCTAATCTAATAATTGCATCTTCATACTTTGGATACAACTTATTCAATTCAGCATTTTCTCTGGCTTTCTCTGCTGATTCTCTAAGTGCTTGTGATTGCCCTTCTAGTGCTTCTGTTATGTTGCCAACAGCATCACTTGCCATTGTGCTTTCAGTTTCTACTAATTCAAAATAGATTGTAGTATCTTCTTTGACTTCTTTTATTCTATCTTTTATCTTTTGAACATCTGCTGATAGACTATCAAAGATTTGTATGTTACCTGCACCAAGTCCACTAAAGTCATTTTCGGCTAATGCTTGTGTTAAACTTGCTCCCATTGCCTGTGAAAATTCTTCTACTTTAGCCTCTGCCGCGGCTAACTCTACTTCAAGGGCACTTAGTAATACACCTTTATCTGGTTTAGGCCCAAACTCAAAGTTTGCTCCTGGTATAACACCAGACAATGAAACTAATAATTGTTTAACAACATTACCAGCAAGATTGATTGAGTTTGTAAAGCCGTC